ACCAAGAAAACGGTATTTCTTCAATGTAGCACCTTGTTTGCCAAACTGAGTTACATCAGCATCAACTGTATAACTACCAGGACTTCCAGCCAATGGATTACGGATATTAAGAGCATGACTGTTGATACCATTCATCCAACGCTCAAAAGCGTTACGAATAACAAAGTCTTCGTCATTGATGACTGTAATTGTCCAATCGGTGAAACTTCTATTGCCCGCAAATTTTAATTCACGACCAAAGTATTGAACTGGTACAACACCAATGGTTGAACCAGGTAATTGAGCCGTCTTACACATGAAAGTTAATTTTCTCTGTGCGTCTCCAGGCTGTGCGAAGCCAGGAAACGGCATACTCACCTCAAATAAATTTGGGCGAGCGCCATCTCCTACCATCTGAGAGCGGAATTCGTTTACTGAAAATGCCATTTTTGTATCTCCTATCTCTCTATTTATTAGAACCGGCCGACAATTTCATCAAACGAAACACCTGTGCGAACTGCCACAAAGTTAAGTTGAATGAAGTTGACGGAGCGTGCTGGTTTGATGTAAATGTCACCAACAAATTGGTTAGCATCAATTACATTTGAAGTGTTATTTGTTTCATCGCATACTACACGGAAGTCTGTAATACCACGGCGACCTTGTATGTCACGCAAGAATGGTTCAACTAAGTTGACAAACTGAGCACGAGTAAATTGGTCATTGAATTCAAACATTGAACTGCGAGCAGCACGAGCGATTGATTTCTCCAACACGATGAACAAACGGCGTACATTGATTCGGTCAAATACAGAAGGACGATTCAACAATGTTTTGTCGCCAAATAGAATTGTACCTTCGCCTTGGAATGTAACAACAGGGTTGATACCTTGAACATACAAGTTATCACGTTCTGCTTTAGTTGGATTATATGCCAACTTAATAACATTTTTAACGACACCACGATTTAAACCGCCTGGTGAGAACCATGGGTCACGCTCTTGGTCTGTACGAGCACAGATACCAGCAATGTCACCATTTAATGGAACCCAACGATATACATCACTATATCTGTCGTATTGGTATTTGTAACCAGAATCTAAGAAAGCGTATGAAGAACTTGTCAATCCTGAACGGAATGAAAGGATGTTAGTTGCTTCACTACCAGCTTTGTCAACAACAGAAGCTTTTGTTGGTGATAAGAACACCATAGCATCTTTGCGAGATTCAGCAGTTGAAATTAAACTTGCTGCGACAGTTGCGTTGCCTGGACCAGAAATTATTAATGAAACATCAACAACATCAGGGTTTGCAAAGAAAGCATATGCAGTAGTAATTTCTGAGTTACCAATTGTACCGTCAGCACCTCCAGCCATTGATGCAGAGAATGGTGTATTGATATTGGTAAATGTTTTAGCAACAGCAGTTGTTCCCCAATTAGCAGCACCTGGTTGATATGAGGTCCACCAAACATATCTAGATTGGTTATTAATAACTGTTTTATAGAAATTAGATGAACCATCGTTAGTCAATGCATCAGAAGCCTTAGAAACGAAAGCATATTTTTCAAGGACTGTATTTGCAGCACCACCTGAGAATTGACCATCTTCGTCAATCACGATAACATGCATTTCATCACCAGAACCACCTAAACCTGAAGTGTATGATGATGTACCTGGTGCAACACCAAATTGGTCGGCATATTGCCATTTACGCAATACAGCAGCACCTGCGGTAACAGCAACAGCGGATGTTACATTGATGTAACCAGCTGATACTGAAGTTGTGCGAGTATATGTTGTACCACCGTCAAAAGAAACGAGGTCACCAGGATACAAGTTAGCAACAGGAGAATTTGTAACTGCAACAACAGTATTACTTGTACCACTAGATGTTACAATAGTTGTATCAGTAGCAGTCAAGTTTGATGAGTAAGCTTGTGTTGAAGAACATATAGAAACACGCAAAGTGTTACCTAAAGCTCCAGCACATCTTGCAGTAAATGGACCAGCACTTGTATTTGCAGTAGTCCAATTATTTGCATAATCGTCTGAGTTTTTAATTAAATAACCAGTACCGTTAGCGGTTGCATTAAGAGTAGAGGTTGTGTTCGCAGCACGAACAATTTTTAAGTTATTGGAATATGCTAAGAAATTTGCTGCTGAGAACCAGTATTCATAATTTGTATTATCTGGTTTACCAAATCTCTGAGCAAGGTAAACCTCATCAGAAATAGTAACCACTTCGCCAACTGGACCCCAGTTAAAATTTCCAGCGATACCGCCAATTGAAGTAGCGGTTGAGGGTACAATTGTAGTCAGGTCAATTTCTGATACATTTACCCCAGGTGATAGCTGAAATGCCATGGATTTCTCCTTAGTTATAGGTCAATTTTTTCTTTATACACTATTTAGTTTTTTATAAATTTGAGGATAGATAACCTGGTAGAACTTTAGGAGATTCTTTTGACCAAGCATCTCCACTATCCACTTCATATTCTAACTCTTGTCCGTCACTTATAAAACCAAACGGTATAACGTCTTCTTCTATTTGTTTAATTCGCTCTTGGTACATTGCCTCACGCAAGTTAACATCATTTAAGTCTCTGAAGTAAGGATTAGTTGTCAACCAACTAAACAGGACTAGAGGCATTACCAAATCATCGTGATATCCATCATCTGCTTGATATGAACCTCTATACTCAATAAAAGTAGAAAGTTCCGATATCACATCAGGATCTGGAATTAATAATTTTTTCTCTTCAATTAATGATTTAAAAGTAAAACAACCAATTCGTTTTACTCTCTTATCAGTAACAACACCAAAATTTGTTCTACCTGAACCACCAAAACCACCAGTTACTTTCTGGCCTTTACCTGTTTTGGTTACATACAGAATATTTTCATATTCTAATTCGGACTGTAAAATATATGCGACTTGCTCACTTGTGTTAACCTCAAGTAAAACATATGCATTATTAAAATCCTTTGCCACCTTATGTATAACAGAAGGATATAACATAGGCGCAATTGAGTTATCTCTGAATTTACCTACTAGTTTATACGGAACTTCTGCAATATCTATAATTACAAATGCCGAGTAATCGCCGCCAACACCTTGTGCGGTGTCAGCAACAATCACATAAGTGTGTGGTTTTTTAACCAAGACTTCATTATCATCTCTTTCTCCTTTAACAGTAAACTCATACAAGTCCAAACCATCTTTAGAATATACAGTCGGTAATGTTGACATATATTCAATAGTGGCCGAGTCAATCAAAGTCAAAGATGAACCAAGAAACTTACACAGTACCTCTTGGTTATATTTTAATTCACCAAGTTGGCGTTTCTGTTCAAGTGCCCAAGCCTCATCACGACCAGGAATTCTATTGTAAGGAATAAACAATGGTACAAAGTCATTGTTCTTATTCATCGCATCGTTCCAAAACTTCCAAAAGTGGTTGTATCCTAATGGTGTAGATGTGATAAGAATCTTGGTCGTTTGACCAGCAGAAATAACAGGATAAACAGCAGTAAAGAATGCTTCTGCAATCGTATTTGGAATAATTGCGGCCTCATCAATATACAATAAGTTCACGGACTTACCACGAATACCTGCACCAGTTGTTGCAGCTGTAAATACGATTGAACCATTTTCTAGTTCTACATCGCCTTTGTTCCAAGTTTTAATACCTTGTTGCATCCACATTGGCAGATTTTCATACATCAATTGATATCGTGAAATAATCTCACGAGCTGTGGTTGCTTTGTTGGCAAGAATTGCAACAGTCTTTGAATCTTGAAATAAAGTATACCAAAGAATGTAAGCTGCCGATGTGGAAGTTTTGCCTTGTTGACGGCCTTCCATAATAATTACTTTACGGTTATTATGAATGACTTGTATCTTTTCTTTTTGGCAATCGTACAATTTGAACGGTTGTAGCCCGTGGTCTAGTGTTACTATGTAACAGTAGTTATCAATGAAATAGGTAGGGTCTCCTGCACACCTGGCGAGTTCTAATACTTCTTCTTCTGTATAAGAATGTTCTACCTCAGTTCTCTTTAATGAACTGTTACCCAAATAACCATTATTAGCCATCGTTTATTATTTCACAATACTACGAAGCATCCACGCTTTCTTCTGATGGGCACCAAGAAGGTCTTGTAAAAAGTTTGATGTTGCAGGCTCATCTGCTTGATTAGCTGCAACAATACCCGCACGAAGGTGAATAATGAATCGGTCATTATCATCTTTTAAATGTTGCATCATGGTCATTGCAGTAGGAATAACATCTACTGCTTCTTGGATATCTGATAGTTCTAAAAATCTTTCCATAGAACCAGGAGTATAAACATTCAAGTAACGAAGATGTTCTGCAATAGGATCGGTTTGTGCCCACACATCATTATAAAAACCTTCTAAAAATTCATGATATTGTGGAAAATTAGGACCTTCAATGTTCCAATGATAATTATGACTCTTTAGATATAACGCAAAGTTGGTACCTAAAATTACTTTAAGTTGTTGTATTAATTGTTCCATAATG